AACTATTTCTTTAGTTAATCCTAATTTAGCAAGTTCTTGATATGATTTTTCTGATAATGAACCTTGCTCTACATATTCATCATTATATTTATCTAATGAAAAATTTTCTGATTTAACTTCTTCAGATTTATTTTTAGGTTCTTCTTTTTTAATTTCTTTATTATTAGATGAAAATTTCTTTTCTAATTCAGAATATGCTTTAGCTAATTCTTCAGCAGATTTAAACTTTTCAGGAAGCCATTCAGGTTTTTGTTCTGTACTTTCTGTTATTGATTTTGGTTGTGATATTACTGTTTGTGTTCCTGAATTTGCAGAAATTACTTCTGCTCCTACATTAACACCTGCTATACCTAAATCTTTAGCAGATTGTTCTAAAGTTATTTCTTTATTATCTGGTTGTACTTCTACTCTTTGAGTATTCATATTTTTTCCTATTGTTGATTGGTTACTTGTTTAACAGCATCAATCATTCCTTGTGGATTATCCGCATTAGCTTTACCAAGCTCAATGGCTACACGAGGGTCTGCAAGTGATTGCTGTGCAAATTGTTGCAGTTGTTGTTGCTGTGTTTCTTGTTGGATTTGTTCTGCTGATTTAATTAATCCTGCGGTATCAACACCATTTGCTACTGCAAACTTTTTGATAGCATCTTCAAGATTAATGTATTGAGCTAGAACATTTGCTCCTAAAGTTGAAGCAAGGTCAGACATAAATTGAAGTAATCTTATTCTATCTGAACTTCTTCCTAGTGCTTCCAATCCAACGATGATTTTTGGCTTCACTATATCTTTAGGTAATTCTGGTAATAAATTTGCTTCCTTCAGCATTGATATTTTTGCTTTTAAATATGGAAGTTGAAATTCTGCTGTAAGTAATCCATAGACACCACCAAGAGCATCTTGTAATTCATTTGCTATTAGAGAAATTTCTGTAGCAGTAACTCTTTCAGCTTGTCTTTGAACTGAAGAATTTAAAAGAAATGCGTATTGTAATCTTGTTTCAATTTTATTTATTGTATCTAGTGCAACTTTAAAATCTGCAAATTTTCCCATTTGTAAGACTGTTACATCTGCGGAATTACCTTCAATAATTGCACCATTATTAGCTTTAGCAACAGAAGAAACTCTGGTCGAACCATTTGGAGCAACCATAAATAAACATTTAGCTGAAGCTGTAGAACCTTCTAAAATAGCTCTAGTTAAACCTTCTAATGATTTTAAATCTCCTAAATATGCTTCTACTAATCCTCTACCATAATCTTGGCCATCAACTCTATTAAATCGTAAAGCAATAAAAGGAAGCTCATCTAATTTATATTCCTTTTTTAAAATTTGTTTTTTACCTACTTCTTGAATTAAACAATATTTATTCTGTTCTCTATAAATATAAGTATATAAATTAAGATTTTTTTGTTCCTCATCAGTTTTTTTTGTAATTAATTTTGCAAGTTCAGGTGGGAGAGAGCTTGGACTAATACTTTCTTTAATAATAATTTTTAAAACTTCACCTTGAGGATTTCTTTTTACTACATAATTTTCTAAACGATAAACTCTTAATCCTTTTTCAGTTAAACGTAATAAACAATTACCACCAACAATCTAAATCATCTATTCCTAATCGGAAGAATGGTGATTGTGGGGGAAATAAAGCTAACATTAGCTTTGATGATAAGTTCATAACACCTCTTGAACCTACGGATTGGTATGGTGTTGGAAAGTTTGTACTTTCGTTTGAACCTTTAGGTGGGAATAAATGAGGTATAGTTAGTTCTGCACTATCTCTTGCTCTTTCTATAAATACTTCTCTATTACTTTCTAGCTTTGTAAATTCACTCTCAATTTTAGATTTTTCTGAATTGACTTTATCCGATAACGTATATCGTTCCAAAGTTTAGCTTTCTAGCTAGTTGGATAATTTAAGCCACTACCATCTGAAGTAAGAGGTATTCTCAAAGAACCTCTGCCTAATCTAATTCTTGATTTATTAGATGCTGTAGTAGAAGCATTATCATTTTCTCCTGCTACTTGCGGTGACATTTGTTTTTTACCTGCCACACCTTGAGATACTGCTGGTGGTGTTGGTGGTAAAGGTTCTGGTGCTGGTGGTGGGCTTGGTGCTTTAGGTGAGGGACACATAAAGTTAATTCTCCTGTTGAATGTTAAATTGATTGATTAAATGATTTACGACTGACCTTTGGCCTGATTTGTAGTAAATTTCTTTTTCACTATCTTTTAAATCTGGGCATTTGTCTGGGAATAGAGAATTTAGATATTTTATTAAATCTTCTCTAATAATAGGTGTTTTTAATTTATCTGACATTGGCTACTCCTAAAGTGCAACCAATCAGTTTTTTATTCATTTAACTCTCCTGCAATAGCCGAATAACCACAAGCATCTACATAATCATCTATGTTATGTTCACCTGCTGTTGTTCTGGCTAATTTCAATAAAACCATAAGGATTGCAACGTCTTTAGGTGTTATTTTCATCTCTAAATAAGCACTCCAAAGTAGAGCTATATTATTATGATTAACTAATTTATTTCCGTGAGTTCTATCTCTATCGCCATTAACTAGCTTTTCTGCTTGTTGCAGAATTTGTGAAGTCTTCATATCTATAATTAAAAAGTTTAGGTTTGTTTCATTAATTACTGCTTCCCATAATTCATCTATATTTTTCTTATCTAATAAAACTCTAGATGCTTTTACAGCTCCAACACCTACACAACCTTTGTAACCATCAGCTTGGTCTCCAACTAATACTTGAGTGCAAAAATTATAATCAGCTTTGTTAGCATCTACATATTCAATACTGTCATCTATTATAAAGCAATGCCAACCAGATATTGTTCTCATATCTTTATCACCAGATACTATGACAGATTTATCTTTGTATTCTCCTGTAGCTAATAAACCAATAACATCATCTCCTTCTAAATTAGGATAGCTTTGAGTTTTAAAATTATTAGTAATCCATTTCTTTAATTCATTATAACAAACAGGTTTTCTAATTACTTTTCTATAAGATTTATAAGAACTATCTAATTCTTTCCTAAAATTATTTTTATCTGAAAAACAAATTAAGGCATCTTTTGATTTTGTATGTTCTAAATAAAATTGAATAGATTGAACCCATAATTGTTTTACAGTTCTAAAATCACAATGTAATGTCCAAACATCATCTCCCCAATCTGTAGGTGTTTCTTGTGATGATGATATTTTATAAGCAAGTAAATCCCCATCTACTAACATTATTTTATTTTTGTTAGCATAAAATTCATTCATATTTTTCATTTTTTATCTCCATTAATTAAAATCATTTCAACAATGCAACTAGTTGGTAAAACATTTCTGTCACCAAAAGAGGTAATCCTAAAATGTTCATCTACTGAATAAGATGCGAAAGTTCTTACAAATTTATTGTCTTTTGAAAAAACATAACCTTCAATTACACAATGGTCAGGATTAAAGTTTTCAAATTCTTTTTCATCACACCAACCTGTATCTCCTGTTGGGTCAATAAAAACTATTTTGTATTTTTTATACAATTCAATCCTGTCCAGTTCTTTTTTCTTCATCATTTTTAGCTCTAATTATTGTTTTTAAATTTTCAATTTCCTCATTCATTCTGTCTATTATGTCTTTACATTTACATTCAGGTTTAGAGACGTGTGTGTTCTTTTTGTAAAAGAAGGATTTGTTTGTCATTTTTTTTCTCCGAATTGTTTTATTTGAATGTAAAAATCAACGAGGTCTTTCGCTGGAACTACGTGGCCTACTGAAGTGTAGTTATCTCCACCTCTTTTAAGTGGATAACCAACTACAAATTTCTTCAATAAATTTAATGGAATACCAACGAATATTTGGTCTTTACGTTTTGCAACTTCTAGAAAGAAAACCCAATATCTAGCTGTACTTACTGCAATGCCAGATGGTTTCTGTCTGCTTTCTATTTCAATAAATACATTAGAAGTTTTTTGCCAAAGTCTGTCTGCTTTAACTTCAACTGTACCTTCTACTATTTTTTGAAATTCGTTTTCATACTTTTGACCAAAAGCCAAGTCCAAGTCGAACTTGTTAGTGTGTTTCAGACCAATTACTGCCTACTTTAATTTCGCCAGTCAGTGGACATCTAAAATTAAAATGTTTTTGAGTTAATTCAAAAGTTAATGAAGCAATAGATTTAAACTGTTCTATTTTTTCTTTAACAACATAAAACTGCATTTCATCGTGAATATGCAGAACCATCGCATAATCTTTACCCCATACAAAACCATTACGAACTAAATTATCATTTAAAATAATTGTTCCTTGTTTAACAAGTAAAGCTCCTGCGGATTGTATTAAAGTATTTAATGTAGAATATTCTGCTCTACATATTAATTTTCTACCATCTAAACCTTTTAAATAACCTGTACTTCTAAATTTATTTCTAGCTGA